TTATGAACTTGAAACAAACTTAACAGAGGCATTAAAGACTGTCCATCCTCTTTTGGGTGGAACTGCTGATGCTATTATTGTCAACGATAATGAATTACACATTGTTGATCTAAAGACCGGCAGAGGGGTTGTAAAGACCAATTCTATTCAATTAAAAACCTATGCTTTAGGTGCTTGGATTTTACATGGTCAGCCAAATGTAACTATTTATTGCCACATCTTCCAGCCACATTATGCCCAGCAGCTGCCGGCACAATATAGTTATGATGACATGGTGGCATTTGAAATTGAATTAAAAGCACTTGCAGAAAAGGCTGAAGATCCATTCCAAGATCCAACTCCATCCTATACAGCTTGTAAATATTGCAATGGTAAAACAGTTTGCCCATCCATCAAAGATAAAGCAATTGAAGTGGCGAAACAGGAATTTAAGCCGGAGGAGCATTTAGCTGATTTACCTGAGTTACTTGATACTGCTGAACTCTTAGAAACATGGATTGAGGCAGTCAGAGATGCGGCCAAAGACATTATGAATACTGGTGGTTTCGTGGCTGGCTGGTCCATGTCTAAAGGTCGGAAGATGCAAAAGATTAAGGATGCTAATGCAGTCATTGAGTTATTTAATAGTAACCCAGCTATCTTTGAATTGAAATCCATTACTGCTCTTAAGAAGTCTGGCTTTGATGTGCCGGCTGATCTGATTGATGAAACCTTGTCAGCACCATCATTAAAGAGGTCTAAATAATGAATAAAGTATATTGGGGAGATTGTCGTGATTCAATGCGACAAATGAAGCAAGAAGGCATTAAAGTTCAAACTTGTGTAACCAGTCCGCCATATTACGGATTAAGAGATTATGGTACTGGCACTTGGATTGGTGGAATAGAAGATTGCCAACATGAAGGCATATCAATAAACAATAATAGAAATTTTATCAAAGAAGGCGGCAGAAGCTCTAATAAAAAATCTATATCTTTTGGTGACTGCATACATTGTGGTGCTGTTCGACAAGATTTACAAATAGGAAATGAGCAAACACCTCAAGAATTTATTGATAATCTTGTTGAAGTTTTTGCTTGTGTATGGGATGTATTGGCTGACGATGGCACATTGTGGGTTAATTTAGGTGATTCTTATGCAAATAATTCAAGTCAGGAATCTAATAATGGAAGGGCGGGATTTGGAAACGAAAGAGAAAGAATTGTTAATAGAATTGGTAATGGATATAAACAAAAGGATTTAATGGGTATGCCTTGGCGATTAGCGTTTGCATTACAAGATTTTGGCTGGTATTTGCGTCAAGATATTATTTGGCATAAACCTAATCCAATGCCAGAATCAGTTAAAGACAGATGCACTAAAAGCCATGAATATATTTTTCTTTTAAGTAAAAAACCTCAATATTATTTTGATTACTTAGCTATTCAAGAACCATCTAAAGAAGTTTCATTAGAAAGAGCTAAAAGCTCATGGAATCCGTCAAAATTAAATATAAGTATAGATGGTCCAAAAAATGAATCGTTTGATTCTATGGGCGATAGATGGGTAAAAGAGATGGCAAATAAAAGAGATGTTTGGACAGTCAATACTAAATCTTACAAAGGTGCTCATTTTGCTACTTATCCAGAAGAACTTATTGAGCCAATGATATTAGCTGGCAGTCGTGTTGGTGATATTGTTTTAGACCCTTTTTTTGGAAGTGGTACTACTGGTCAAGTATCTCAAGCGTTAGGTCGCAAATGGATAGGATGCGAACTAAATAAAGATTATGAAAAATTACAAAATGAGAGAATAAGTCAGCAAGGACTCGAATTAATGTAAACTAAATCCTTAAAGTAAAAAGCCATCACTCTCAATGATGGCTTTCTTTTCCTAAACTTTACTTCTCACCTATATGAATAATAACATAAATCTACAGCAAAAACCATCGATAACTGTTGATGGATATACCTATTACCTACCTAATCCAGATAGAATCCCACAGGTTTTAAAAGACATTCCAAGGTGGGTGACATGGAAGGCAGTCGCGAATAATGGCGATAAACCTCGGAAGGTTCTTTATGATCCAAACTTATTAGATCAGTATGGTAAGTCCAATGATCCGGATACCTGGGCATCTTTTGAGAAGGCATTAACCTCATTCGAGGAAGGCGATCGAGCTGGCATTGGTTTTGTTCTTAATAATGATGGCCTAGTCGGTGTGGACCTTGATAACTGCGTAGATGAGAAAGGCACAATCTCACCAGAGGCAATCGACTTTCTTAAAAAGCTCCAGCCAAGTTACTGTGAGTATTCTCCAAGTCGCAAAGGTCTAAGGGCATTGGGATATGCAGAACCACTCACAAAGGGCATCAATGGCTCATACAATACTTTACAAGTGGAGATGTATTCAACCGGCAGATATTTAACTATTACTGGCGATGTAATTAAGGATAAGGGCATCCAAAAGATGCCGAACTTTAATAGTTTGGCCAATCAGATTAGTCCTCAAAAGGTGGTGGCAATTATTCCAGCACCGAATAGTGATACTGAGTTTTATGTAGATACGAACAGAAATAATTATTTATTTAAGTTTGCATCGAAGGCAAGAAATGTTATTTCTAGCGAATACATATTACTACAGGCCATTTTGGAGGAGAATAATCGGGTATGTAAGCCACCACTTACAGAACATGAGATTAGGGCTACCATCTTAAAGACAGTATCCAATTATGAATTTACTCCAGAGATTTCACTGCCCAATCAGGATTTTCAAGTAAATAGCGATGGCGAAGTAATCCAAGATATTGATTGCCTGCAATTTGATATTACTAATTTAGAAATAACGAAAAAAGGGCAGATTACCAATACAAACGATAATCTCTATGCTGCCTTAAATCAATTACAACTCAAGTACGATGAGTTTACCCAGCAGATTATGATCTACGACAAAAACGAGTTTAGAGCGATTCGAGAAACCGACTTTTTTAGTCTATCAATGCAATTAGAACGACATGGCTTTGCAACTCCATCTAAGTCAAATTTAATGGATTGTGTCTATAAAGTAGCTCACGATCAGCGATTTGATTCAGCGATTGAATGGGGTAATTCCCTCAAATGGGATGGCATTAAACGTATTGATCATTTATTTAGTACCTATTTTGGTGTCGAATCCTCAGCCAGAGAGATGGCTTATTCTCAATATTTTGCGACTGCAATGGCTGGCAGATTACTTGTGCCTGGCATTAAAGTGGACATGGCTATCGTTCTGATTGGCAAAGAAGGCATGAGGAAATCCTCAGCAGTTAATGCTTTAGCTCCGATACCAGATACTTATGCAGAGTTGAACTTTCACGATATTGATAATAAAGATAGCAAAATGTTACTTAATGGCAAGCTCATTGGCGAACTGGCAGAATTGCAAGGTTTAAGGTCCAAAGAAGCGAATATGATTAAGGCATGGGTAGTAAGGCAAGTTGAGGAATATCGGCCCCCATTCGCTAAATTAAATGTTCGCATTCCTAGACGATGTGCATTTATTGGCACAACCAATGATGATGAATTTCTCAGCGTTGGCGAAAATAATCGTAGGTGGCTGCCACTTGATGTAGTCAATCAAGCGGATATTGAGGCACTCATTGCCGATAGAACACAGATTTGGGCAGAGGCAATTCATACTTTTAAAGAGTCTGGAGTGCTGTTTAGGGATGCAGAAACGTATCAAAAAGAAGTAAACGACACCTACTCAGTCATTGATGAATCGCTCCAAGATAAGATTGAAGAGTATATTAAATTGAATTATCAGCAGTCATATAAAGTGTCTGAAATCTGCATGGGCATCCAAAGTAATCCATTTAATGCACCGACAAAAGGAGAGCAAATGACAGTAGCAAGAATGCTTAAACATCTTGGATTTGAGAAAAAACGCATTGGAACGACGAGAACTGTGGTGTGGCAAAAGCCTAAAAAGTGACACACCTCTAAAAGGTGTGTCTTTTTTTAAACGAAATTAAGACACACCTCAATAAAAAATGACATACCTCAATGACACACCTTTTTAAAAAAAATTATTTTATGAATCAATACCTTGACATACCTGACATACCTTTTTTAATATTTATTATTATTTATATAAATATAGGTATTTATAGGTATATATACATATTTGGCACTATATAAGGAAATGGTAGGTGTGGTGTACCTAGTGTGTCACACCTAAAAATCACTTAAAACGGAGAAGAAAATGGATGATCGAGTTTATTGCAAAAATTGTGTGTCAATGCCGAATGAATTGGCCAATGGTGAATACAAAACTTGGAAAGGGCAATGCAAAGCTGGTGATCCTTGGTGGACTCCAGACTTAAAAAATCGATGCACCAAGTATCAAGAAAAAAAAGTTGTTGTCGAAGAAATATTTTGGGATTAAATTTTGTTTCCCACAAAATAAAAGTTTTGTTATAAAATGAGTCATCTCATGGTGAGATTTCTTTGCAAAGGAAAATATAATGAATTATGGTAAACCAGCAAGTGGCGAGAAAATGCCAAAGGGTGTTGTTTCAAGCGATAAATCAGGTATGAAAAAGGGATCAGAATCTGGTCCAAATAGTCTTAAAGGCACTAAAGGCGAGTCAGGCGAAATGATTCCTAAAGGTGCAACGTCTAGCGATACATCTGGTGAGCGTAAAGCTAAACTAGTTGGTGGCGTTGCAATGGGCAAGGCTGATGGCATTGGTGCAAGAGATGCTAGTCACATGGGTAAAAACGATGGTATGTTAGGCGAAATGAAGGGTGGAAGCTCTGAAAAAGTAGTTTACAATCACAAGCGTATTGCTCATCCACAAGACTAAATAAACAAAACCCCTAAAACTTTGTAGAGTGTTAGGGGTTTCTAACATCAAATAGGATAATTATTTAATGTCTGAAAATTATTTTAAAAGTAACTGCGGAAACTGTAAACATTTTAGCGAACCCAATAATATTTTAGGTTCATGTCGCAGATACCCTACTTATCAAAACAGGCATTCTACAGACCTCTGTGGCGAATATGCCCAGAGTTCAACATTTGGAGCATTGGACAACATTGTTCAAGAAGTAACCAAAGAATCCATTCAAGCTGAAGTGGCTGCAATGAAACCCAAAGCAGGAAGGCCCAAAAGAAATGTTGCTTAAACCTTTACACGATAAAATTGTAGTCAAACCCATTGAACGAGTTAAATCGTCTTTGATTCATGTGATTATGGATGAGAAAGACAACATGGGAACTGTGGTCGCAGTCGGACCAGGCAAGAAATTACCCAATGGCAGACGTGAAGAAATGCCGGTTTTAGTCGGATCATTCGTCAGATTTGGCACAATGGGCAAAGACGAATATTTAAAATATACTGAATACTTTGAAAACAATGAGCGTTATCTGGTCATGAGTTGGGCTGATATTTGCTTTGAACAGGAGAATGTAAATGCCATTAATTAAATCTAAATCAGAAAAAGTTGTGCCTAAAAACATCAAAAAAGAGATAGAAGCAGGTAAACCACAGAAACAAGCAGTAGCAATAGCACTTAATGTACAACGTGAAGCAAAGAAAGGTAAAAAGAAATGATTATCAATTTTCACATCGATCAAATTAATGAAATGATGAAGTATTTGGATGAAGTGCCACACAAATATGCAAGGGGACTCATTGAATACATTCAAGCTCATGTTAATAAACAAGTAACACCGAAGCCTCCACAACCTCAAAATGTTGAGGAAAAACAAGAGTCTACAACGGATGAAATTCAAGTTAAATTTGCTCCGGCTGATGAAGAAAAACAACCATAAAGTTTTTTTAAAATCAAAATGATAGACGAAAATACGAATAACTCCAAAGGTGGCCAACCTGGTAATAAAAACCAGAGTAAAAATAAACCATTTTTAGATGCGCTCAGACGATCTATTGCACAAAACCCGCATAAATTAAGAGCTGCTGCTGACAAGGTTGTTGATAAAGCTGAAGAAGGAGATCCATGGGCAGTATCTTTTTTAGCAGATAGATTAGATGGGAAAGCCACACAATCCACAGACATTACCACCGATGGAGAGTCTGTTAATAGCATTCAAGTGATGTTCGTAAAGCCAAATGAGTGACGTTGATGGAGCAATTGCCAAGGCTGAATTCCCATTTAAGATGTCGACCTTGTTCGACAAATCGCGTTATAAGGTTTACTGGGGTGGACGTGGTGCAGGAAAATCCCATTCAGTAGCTAAAGCATTACTTATTTTAGGTGCTAAGTCACCTATTCGCATTTTATGTGCCAGGGAATACATGACATCGATGCGTGATTCGGTGCATAAATTACTAAGTGATCAGATTGAATTGTTGGGATTGGAATCCTTTTATGAAATTTTACAAGCCAATATCAAGGGCAAGAATGGTACAGAGTTTAGTTTTGTAGGCCTGAAAAACAATACTGCCAATATCAAATCTTACGAAGGTGTGGACTATTGCTGGATAGAGGAAGCACAGTCTGTGACCAAATCCTCATGGAATATATTGATTCCAACCATTCGTAAAGAAAACTCTGAAATATGGGTTTCATTCAATCCAGAGCTGGAAACCGATGAAACTTATCAGCGTTTTGTGATGCATCCACCTGAGAACGCAATTATCCAAAAGATTAATTGGTCCGATAATCCTTGGTTTCCGGAAACTTTGAATCTTGAGCGCATCTCACTCAAGAATCGTGATCCTGAATCCTACAATACAGTCTGGGAAGGAATGTGCCGAGTTACTGTTGATGGTGCTATTTTTGCCAAGGAGATGCAACAGGCTGAGATGGATAACCGAATCACTAGAGTGCCATACGATGCCATTAAGCCAGTTCATGCAGTCTTTGACCTTGGCTGGGCTGATCATACTGCCATTTGGTTTGTGCAGTTTATTGGTTTAGAAATCCGATTAATTCGATATATGCAGGCCAATCAACAGACGATTAGTTGGTATTTGGCTGAGATGCAAAAGTTTGGTTATCACTTTGATACGCTGTGGCTGCCACATGATGCAGCTGCTAAAAGTTTAGGCTCAGGGCGATCGATTGAGGAAATTGTGCGTAGTGCTGGGTACAAAGTTCAGATATTGCCAAGAGTGCCGGTGACTGACTCCATCAACGCAGCCAGAACTATTTTTAATAAATGCGTGTTTGATCGTGAGAACTGTGGCGATGGCCTGCAATGTCTTAGACACTATCGGTATGATGT